GACATATTCAAGGCGAACTTCGCGGTTTTCTTGATAATAGCGCGCTCGACGCTCTGAATTAGCCTCTTCGTTTTTACGCTTGTAACCACGCACCTTCTCAGGATTCTCTGCCTGCCAATCGCGCACGCACGCCTTCACGCGTTCCTTGTTCGCGAGATAATAAGCTCGAGCGTATGCCTTTCGATCGAAGCTCATCCGACCCCCTCAAGCATCATGCCGACTCGACCAACCACGCCAGCGCATTCAGCTAGCCGCCAGAGAAACAACAAAATCAAAATCGCAACCACGCCGCCGATGACGATGGAAATGATGTTCCAGTAGGGCGTGCCGGTGATTCCCGCCCAGAAGTCTCCCAGCAAAGCGCGCAGCAGCGCCAGGATGACCAGCACGACGATGACGAAAATCGCGACCTGGAAAATCGTTCCTATGCCAAAGCCGCACATTCAGGTTCTCCCTTGCGTGCTCATGGTTGTTTTTCCGTCAAGATTGAAGGCGGATAAACATCGCCAACCTGATCGGGCGTCGGAGTGTAGGGGCGCGCTGGCGGAACGGAGAGCGCGCTGCGCTTCTCGGAAAGGCAGCGGTCAAGCACCTTGTCGACCAATGTGAAAGCATGGTCTTGCTGATTCCTGAGATAGAAGGCCGCGCCGCCAATGAAGGCGCAATTCAACAAAACCATCACCAGCAAAATCGGCGTGCTCTTCAACGCGCCAACCGTCTCGCCGGCGAAGCCGATGACGCCTGGCGACTGAACAACAATCGGAGGATGCTGGGGATCTGACATGAATCACGCCGCCTCCGTTGACGGCTTGGGCATGTGCGGCCCCTTCGGCAGATTAGGCAGATTAGACAGCAGCAGCGGCTCGACCTGTTCCTCAGGGATCTGCTTTAGCGCCGCCTTAAAATGCCAATAATACCCAGCGATTTGCTGCGCGCAGTCAGTGCCGTTAACGATCCGGCGCGCGTTGACCGGATCCTCGATCCCCTTCGATTTCGAGAGGTATTCCGGCAGTCCGACGCCGGTAAACCAGCCATAGACCATGCCGTCATAGGAGACGAGCGCCGAGATTTCCGCATCCAACGCATTCGATGCGACCGGATAGATGCCGCAATCCTTGCCGTAGCGATCCTTGAGGTATTGCTCGCCCTTTTTGTAGTTATCTTCCCAGGTCAACTGGACAAAACCACGGCCGTAGTAGCATTGGTTGTAGGGACCCGCCGGCTGGCCGTAGCTCTTGCCGGAACCGCGGCCGTATTCCTCGATCGGCTGCATCGTCTGCGCCGTCTCGTGGTAGAACGTGGCCAGCGCATAGGCGAGCCACATAGTGCCGTCGTTGGGGTTGTTCGCCTCGAAGCCCCACTCCCAGACCTCGAGAAGGTAATTTTGGCCATCGACCTGGGCTTGCGTCAGCGTGCCGTTGAACAGACTGGCGCGCACCGAGTCGAAGTAAAATTTGCGGTCGTAGGGCATCAGAGACGCCCTCTCCACACACGCCACGGAGCGGCCTCTGGCCCGTTCAGCCACGCCTTGAATCGATCCTCGTCGTTGATGATGCCGCGCGCGACGAGGTTCTCGTAGATGAATACCGGCAAGCGTGCGGCCAACTTGTTCGTCCCGTGCCGCATGGTTTCTCTGTCGCGGGCGATGCCGTCGAGAATCGGCTCGATGTCTTGTGCGGTTTTGACGGTGACCTGATTAGGGTCTTCGTCGTCCCAAAGCATGGTGCGGCGAATGCCGTCCGAGTCGCGATAGACGCGGCGACGCTCGCTCATCGCGGCGTGCCCCCTACGCCGGCGATCCAATACAGAGTCGCCGCGGCGGATTGAGAAATCCAAACCACGGTCGGCCCCGCGGGCGGCAACCGGCCATACCCGACGATCCAGCCCGAAGTGGCGCCGCCATGAGGCGACGCCCCATATGAAGCGATCCGAATCGCCGTAGCGCCGCCACGAGGCGAGCCGCCATATCCAGCAACCCAAACCGGCGTCGCAGCCACCGGAATCGCCCCGATTAAGGCGTGATGCCGTTGAACAGGACGTGCGCGAGCGAGTTGCGCATTTCGACTCCCCACTCCACGACTATCATGCGACTTTCCGCGTCACCGACGCGCGCCATCAAATATTGGCGGAAGGCGCGGAAGAAGGCGACCGCCATATAGTCCGGATCGATCAGGAGTCCGATGTCTGTAGGCAGCCAACGCGACGGAATGCACTTCACGCGTCCAAAGTCCGTGGCGAGAACGTCGACGGTCGACACGACTTCCGTCTTGCCTACCAAGACTTGCGAAGTAGAACGCCCAACGAACGTCGACACTGTGCGCTTTGGCCCTGGCGGAACTATCCACAATGTCGGGCTCGCCCCATTTGTATAGGCCTTCTGCATAGCATCGCCCAACATTTGTTCTGTTAATTGAACTGCAGTTGGGGGAGCGAACGCATCTGTGGCGAGGACCGGCAAGCCGGTGACGGCGGTGCCAGGCGCGACGGCGGCGCCGACAGTGTTGTTTTTGTCCTTGGCGCGGCCCAGCCAGTGCGCGATAGCTTCGGTCGTGCGCGGCGTCGGCGCGTTGACGCTGGTTTCATCCACTCGCGGCTGACGCGAGCACATGATCGACTCCATGTCGTTCTTTAAGACCTTGCTCGCCATCGCCATTTGGTGAGCCATCTCAGAACCTTTGCCGGCCGCATCGCTCTCTTCTTGCGATCCGGTGACAGTCGCGTCTCTTTCCGAGATTTGAACAACGTTATTTTGCCTGATAGTCGGTTGCGCCGGCTTGTTGACCAGAAGAAACCCTTCCTCGTAGGCGTTAGTTAGGTTGACTGTAGGAAGGAACTCTGTCTGCCAGTCAAAAAGCCGGTTCTTTACGTTACGCCTGCGAATAGCAGACATAACTGGAGTGTCGAACGGGTCGATATTGTAGATGGCGTTACTGAGATCTTCTCGGTTTCCTACTGCATTATAAGTAGCAAACGCGTTTGTTACTTTTGCCATGCTGGATCTCCACTGGAATCATCTTAGAAGCCTCTGGAAGTAGTTTGTCGCGTCTTCCATCTTTCCGGTGCGGGCTAATTGCCGCTGGGCTTCATCGACGTTCCGGCGTCCAGCACTCCCGTTGAGGGGTCTAGCGGAGCCAGGTGCCAATGACTTGCCTGGACCGGGGAGGGCCGCTTGGGGTCTTACCGCCATCCCCTGGTCGTAGAGCCACGCCTTGAAGAGAACGTTCAGCATTCTCTTGTCGTAGACTCCCGCTACCTCGTGCTCTTGAAAACCCTCGGCCAATGCGGTCTTCCGCATTCCGCCGATGACTCTCCGCAACGAGGCCTCGTCTTTGATCACCTTCTGATGATCATCGACGAACTGTGAAAATTGGTCGACCGCGTATTTCGCGCTGGCGCGGTCGTGCTCTTCGCGCTGATTTTGCTGCGCCCAAGCCCGATAGCCGCGAATCTGATTGAGCTTGTTGAAGTATGCCTGAAACTGCTTCTGCTTCTGATGCGCGGCTTGCGGGTCGCGCGCGAACTCCGCGTCCCAATCCGGTTCCGCCGGAACCATCTGAGAGATGTCGTAGTCAAGCGCCGTCAACCCGTTGATGTAGAGATCGCGCAACTGACCGACGCGCTGATTCTCTTGCTCGACCGCCGCCTTGTGCTCGTTGACCTTGTTCAGCCGCGAGTGGAACGTCGCGGTGCGGATATAGCCGTCGCGGAGCTCGCCAAGCGAGACAGTCTGCGGCGCTCCGTCAACGGTTATTTCGAATTGCGCGTTCTCGAGGTCGTCGTCACCCGCTTCATCGCCGGCGGCTTCGGCATCTTCGCCTTCCGGCTCATCATCGGCTCCTGTGTGTCCGTCGTCGGCGGCGGCATCACTGCGCTCCGAATCGGATTCGGATAGACGTCGTTCGCCACTCTCCCCTTCACCTTCGGCGGGCGCTTGTCGGGCGCGTGATTGAGCTTCGCGGTTCGCCCTCTCGTCAAACCTACCATCTGCAATCTCCCTTTCGCGCTGACGAAGGCGGGCATTGTCGCCGCCATCGCTCGTGTCGCCCGTCTCCGGATCGCCCTCGAGCATCCGAACTGAAAACAGCGGCTCTGGCCGCTCCGCAACCTGAGCGAATCGCCCCGCGTCGTCGCGAGCGCGAGTCGCCGGCTGACGCTGCGCCGGCTGTTCGTTGGCGGTCTGCGCAGGGTCAATCGCCTGTTGAAAGATCGCAGCCGCGCTGTCGACGCCTTCGGCCATTTTACCTCTTGTTCTTCAACGCAACTTTGTAGTCGTTGACAAAGCCCTGCAGCGCGTTCGTCACCTCGTCCAAAACCTGAAGCTTGGAAGTGAGATAGTCCTTCGTTTCTTGGTCCCTCGCGGCCATCAATTCCTGAAACCAACGGATCCGCACGCCACGCACGCCGAGCATGAACACGCCTTTCGGATCGAGAAGCCCTTCGGCCTCCTCCTTGCGCAGTCGCTTGTCCGAGAGATCGTCAGCCTTCGGAACCGGCTCATTCGGATCGCGCTGCTCGTCATCGCTCATGTCCCGCTGCCCTGATCACTCGCAGCGGCGTCGGCCTGAGTCTGAGCCACAGCCTGGTCGCTCGCCGCCTGAACATGCGCCGTATGCACGTCGACCGCGCCGTCATGCGCCGTCTTGAACAGATCAGCCGCCATTGCGCCGAGCGTCTGAACATGCTGAGCGTGAATCTTGTCGCGCTCAACGTCGAGCTTTTGCTGGTCGTAGAGCGTCTTCTCGCGCAATTGCTGCAGCGCGAGCTCTTGATCCTGGGCCATTTGCTGTTTCTTGAGGTTCTGATTGCCGAGCGCTTCCGCCGCGTCGGCCTTGACCTTCATGTTCTGCGCCTGCGCCGCCAACGTCATCGCGTCGGGCTCCTTCGGCGCTGTCAACAGTTGCTGCATCTGTTGCGGATTCGGCATCTTGAAATATCGCTGAACATTTTTGATGTTGGCGATCGCCAGCATGTCGGTTTGCGTGTTCATCATCTCGGGCAACCCGCAAATCGGATTGGAGATGCCCATTTGCGCTACGATCGTTTGCTGATCTGTCTTGATTTGCTGAAGTGTCATCAGCCTTACGGTGTCGCTACCTTTGCCGAGGGTTGGGTTGACTTCGACCCCCATCGAGGCGTCGAACGTCGAGGTGTCGTAATCGGTCCAACTGCCGTTGACCTTGAGAGTCCGTTGCTGTGCGGGATTCTCCACGATCTCGTTGAACAGGCCGCTGAAGAGATCCTTGAAACCCGTCTCTGCCAAGACTCGCGCGACAAGCTCCGTGCGTTCCTGAGCCCCGTTTATGATCGCCTCGACGCCGATCATGGTCGAAGACTGAAGGGCCTTCGGATCCAAGCCCTTTGCTGCATCCGACAACCCTGTACGCCGCTGGAGCACGTCGTTGAGAAGCTCAACGACTGGCGCCATGTCCTTGCCGAGGAATGGCGTCGCCGTGTACGAGATTGCGGCATTCGGATCACCACGCACCCGAATCACGGCGCCCAATTCGTCGTTCAAAGCGTCGTCGACGTTCACGCTCAGTTCGTTGATCGCCGTCTTGGGATTGATCGATTCCGCCGCTGAGTCGAGAATCGCCCGCGTTAGCGCCGTCTTGATCCTCTGAATGTCCATCACATAGTCAGCGATCGAGTCGCCAACGATCGTGTGCGAGATAGGATCGACGCTGAAAAGCGCGAATTTGATTCGGTTCGCCGGATCGTCGCTGACGATCTCGTGATCCTCGCCCAGCGTGCAAATGCGGCGAAGCTCGGGAAATCCGTCGCCGTCCTTGTCGGCTTTGACGTACCATTCCCCGAAGTTCACGCCGTCGCCAACCCGCGTCGACATTTGCCGGCCAGGATTGCGAAGCTGCGCCTCTTGCGTGAACTCAGGCGTCGACTGCGACTGAATGTGGTCGAGAAGATCTTCGCGCGCATAGCCCATCGCAATGAGCTCGTCGACCGGGACCACGCGCTCATGGCCGACGATGCGCGAGTCCCTGAAGCTCCTCGCATAGCGGTCGAGTCGCATCTCTTCCGGCGGCACACCCTCGACTCGGATCAGCGGTTTCTTGACCTCATAGGCGATCACCACATGATCGTAGATCGCCACTGGCGGCATCGCGCCAGGAGGCACTCCCCCCGGCAGGCCCTGCGGAAGAGCCATGCCAGGAGAAGGCCCGCCAGTGGGAGGGGCCGGCGGCGGCTGCATCGCGCCAGGAAGGCCGCCAACCGGCGGACCCATGCCGGGAACCCCGGGTTGCGGCGGCGGCTGCATCTGAGGCGGCGGCGGCGGCGCCGGAACCGGCTGACCAATATCGACCAGCTTCGCGCTCGGGTCCTCAGTCAGAATTTGCTGGATCTGTTGCGCGGTGATGTAGGTGAACTCCTTGCGCCGAAACTCCTTGCGCGTGTCAGTCCACCATTTGAGAAATCCCGTGCGAACGGTGAGCGCGTCCTTGAAGGCGCCATAGAGTTTCAAGAACCCAGCATTGTCATTCCAGAACGTATAATTGACGTAGTTTGTCGCCTGGCTCGCCATGTCGGATTCGGCCGCGGTGCGCGGCACAAGCTCGATCGGAGACTCGCTGGCGCCGAATAACCGAATCAGGCTCGGCAACATCAGCATCACGGCGTCGCGCACATCGGTCGAAACATACTTCGAGCGGTTGACCGACTCTTGCGTCTGACCGGAAATCTGATCGTAAGTCGCGTTGGCGTCTTGAATGGTCGTTATGTCGGAATAGGGATTCTCGTCGCCGCTCAGGCTCGGCAAGAGCCCGTAATAATATTTCTGAGCATAGTCCCTGTCGCCGGCGAGCGTGTCACGCTCATAATCCCGAGCGTCGTCGATCAGCGCCTGAATGTAATGCTCGTAGCTCTCAGGATCGTTGGGATCATAGACCCCAGTGTTCGTTCCGTCCGAACCCTTGAAGCTAGCAAACAGCCTTTCCAACGCTCATCTCGCGAATTGTCGATCGAGCCCCTCGAGCGTTGTTGCGATGGGCGACGATGTCTCAGCCAGGCGGGGTTATCGCAGAACTCGGCTCCTCAATAAACCCGCCTGGCCCGAGCATTATTGCGGCGCCGGTTCAGGCGGCGGCGACTCTCCCGATTCTTCCGAGTCAACCGTCTTCACTTTCACCCAGGTCGCGCCATAACCTTCGGCGTAGCCGATCACCCACACCGTCGACGCCGGCGGGACCATCGGATTGCCAGGCATAGGAACATTGCCGCCGCCCCAAATACCAGGCGGCGGACCTCCTGGCGCAATCGGATGTGAGATTCCAGGTTGCTGGCCTGGCAGACCCTGATCAGGATGAGGCGGCGCCACTCCGCCCCAATAACCCGGCGGTTGACCACCCGGCGCAATCGGATGCGAAGGATAAGGCGGCGCAATCCCGCCCCAATAACCAGGCGGCTGACCGCCTGGAGCAATCGGATGAGTGGGAAACGGAGGCGCAATCCCGCCCCAATAGCCGGGAGGCGGTCCACCCGGCGCAATCGGATGCGACGGATAGGGCGGCGCAATCCCGCCCCAATAACCAGGCGGCTGACCACCCTGGCCGCTATCGGCCGGAATAATCCAATACGTTTGTGGCATGAGTTAATCCTCCCGCGGTTGACGCGATGAGGACTATCACTGGCTTTTCAGCGCGACCAGACCGTGACGCCCACTGTCAAATAATATCCGCCAGAAGCATTAAAATCCTGTGGATAATCAGGGCCGAGCCATTTGCGGTGAGTCGGCTCGGCCCTCGCGAGTCGAAGGGGAGTCCAACCCGCGATCAGAACGTAGGGAAGGCGATTCTCACGTTCCGACGGCTACGATCTCAGCACTTTCACGATTCCTACGACAATGTAAGCCGCGGCAGGAGCGAACAACGCAACCCACCCTTCAAAGCTCCATGTCAACCGCCACAGGGCGAGCGACAAGAACGTGATAAAAAGGCCGAGAATAAGCTCAAATACGCCGGCGCTCAGAACGCAAACATGTTCCGGCGCCTGCGACGCGCCGCCGTCAAGCCAATCAGTCCAAACCCAAGCCCGACCATCGCCCAAGTGGACGCCTCCGGAATCGCAGTCGACGCCATGCTCTCGTTGAAGCCGGTTATGCTTGAGCCCGCGGTAAGCGCCAGATTCGCCGTCTCCGTCAACGAAAACAAACCGCCAGCCGCAAACGGCGACGTGTTCGTGCCGGAAAAGCTGTCCGGATCTGTGACCGGCGAGCCGCTCGTCGAGAACAGCAACGACCCTGGAACATTCAGGCCGATGCCCGCCGGCTGACCGTTGGCGGGATCAGCGAAAAAGTTGAGCGTCGAGGCGCCCGAGCCAACCGCCCGGTTGAAAGTCAACGACGCAGACTCCCGCATCGCGCTGACCGGACCGAGAAAGTTCGTGTCGCCGACGATCGCCACCAAGTGCCCGAGACTCGGACCCGAGTTCTGAATGAGCGAGGCCGAGAACTGAAGGTTGTCCGTCGCACCGCTCTGCGACGCCGCCACCGCGCCGATGATATGGAACGCCCCCACCGTCTCGTTCAAGAGAAGGACGTTGTTGGCCGGCCCGGCAAGATCGCACGCCTGTCCATCGGCGCATGTCACGACGTTAGTCCCGTCCGTGAAGGCGATCTGCAACGTCGCCGCCGCGGGAATGCTGAGCGCAGCGAGAATCGTACTGGCGAGGAGAATCTGTTTCATCGTGACCTCTTGCGTTGGTTTTAACTACCAGATGAAGTTTGCGTGGCGGTGAACGCTTGCACGGCGGTGCGCGCCTTGGGCGGCGTCAGATAGGCGCCGCGCGTCTCGTCGATCAACCGCCGAATGATGTCGCTGACCGACGTCCGCCGAGCCTCGGCGACCACGTTCAGCCAATCAATCTGCTCGTGCGAGAAGGTCACCGTCACCTTCGCCACCGTGATGCCATGCGAACTCATCAGAAAGAGATCCTAGCATGCTGAATGGGGTCTAAACAAGGCCGGCTTTTTGCCCCGTGAATAATCGCCGGCCGCGCCCACAGCCGCTGAAAACCCCGCCACCGCTCGTCAGGCTTCCACTTCTCCTGACTGACCGTCTCAGGCCGCCACAACATCGCCATCGGCGTGAAACCGATTCCCCGCATCTCCGTCAACCGCACGCTCGCCGCCTCAAACGTGTCCTTCGGATAGCCAATCAAAACATAGGCCCGCATCCGGTGACTCTCACGCGTGAATCCCGCCTCGAGCAACCGCCGCGCCGCATGACGCAACGTCTCAAACTCGTCGCCAGGATCGTAAGCGAAAAACATCGTCGGCCGCGGTTTCAGAGAGGCAAGCAAATCAACCTGGTAATCCTCGAGCGCCAGCGCCTCCAACCCGCCGGTGAACTCAACCCGCCGCTTCTGCCGCCGAAGCATGGCGAAAACTCTTTCGACATGCTCACGCGGACAAGCGAGCAAATTGTCGTCGAGAATATTCCAGCCGTCGATGATCGGCAGCAGGCGCGGAACCGGATCCCGCTTCCATACGCTGCAAAACCAGCATCGCCGCGGACAGCCACGCGAAGTGAACACATAACCGGGCTTGATGTAGCGCCCCGCAACAAAATCGTCGCCGCGATCGCCGTAAGCCACGCCGCCAACCTTGACGGAAGCGACGAAACGCCATTCCTCCGCCAGCGCCTCAGCCTTCGGCTTGTCGTAAGTGAACGCCACCGAGACATGCACTTCGTCGCCTTGCGCGAAGAGATCAGGAGGCCCGAAGTACGCCAACACATCGTCCGGACTCGCCTTGGTCTTGCGCGGAAAAACCCGGATCAGCCTAGACAAGGCCGCGTATCCGCCGCCGCAGCCGCCCGCCAAACGACAAGCTCGAAGAGAGCGCCGTCACAAGGTTGAGTCCCGTCGCCATCGTTTTGAGCGCGTCATAACCGTGAGAATAATCGTCGTGAACCGGCGTTCCAAATTTTGAGCGCTTGTAGCCCCTAAGGCGAGCAAGGCCCCTTCGGGTCCGTTGCTCGTCAAACCAACTCACGCCCAGTATCCCGCGCACCGCGCTCAAGCCGTCGGCGTCGTTGACCCGCGGCGCAGTCAGGATGGGAACGGGAGTCGCGTCCATCAGCGTGATCCGCCTCGACTCGCCGCTTCCCCACTCGCGCGCCTCGACGTCGTGCGGAAGTATGTGGGCGCGAAACGGCGTGCCCCAAGCCTTCGCCTTCTTGTCGAGGATCTCGAGATAATGGCTCGCTTTGTAGCCGCGATCCTCGACATAATCGACGAAGTGAATCTCCTTGCCGGTGATCTGAAACACCCAAATACACGTAAAGTCATGTATCCCAATGTCCCAGCCGGTGATCAATTGCGAGGAAAGATCAACAGGGACGTTGACGACCCGCTTCTGCTGCTGCAAGGCGTTGATGGCTTCGGTCAGGTAAGCGCCTTCGACCGGCGCATCGAACGAGCACAACATCTCGCGGGCAAACTCGTCGCTCGCCATGTCGCGTTGCATGGCCTCGACCTCTTCCTCGCTCAATGCGTCCTCTCCGGTCGCGGTGATCGGGATCTCGAACACATCCCAGGCGGGATCATCTTCGGCTCGAAGTTTTATCGCGTGGAAATGATCGTCGCCGTTGCTGGTGCCTGAGATGACGGCGAAGCCGCCATAGTCCGCCAGACACGGACGAACCACCGCCGTCCAAGCGCGCGGATTGAGAAGCGGATACTCGTCGAGCACCGCCCCATCGAGGTAGATGCCGCGAAGACGCTCATAAGCCTGCCCGCCGCCATAAAGCCTGATCGTCGCGCCATGAGGAAATACGACTTGCAGCTCGCCTTCCAAATAACGCATGCCTGGATACGTTGAAGTATACTGCTTTAAATACGACCACGAAAGATCCTTGACCTGATCGAAAGACGGCCCAATGTAAGCGTAGCGCGGAAGCGGAGTAACGCGCTGATTAGACAACGCCGCACGAATCAATTGATTAACAAGCGCGACAGTCTTCCCGGCGCGCCGATGCGCAACTACGAACATAAACCGCTTGGTAGAGGCATGCAACGCTTTGAAGTGAGGGCGAGGGACATACGGAATCGTTATCGCCGGGATGTCAACTTTCTCCAACCCGTCATCGAAATCAACGTCAAACGGCGCGTCCGCGTCAAACCCCGCCGTCATTCGTCAGCCGCCGGCGCCAAATCGATAATCCGCCGCTCCGCCTCCTTCGGCCCAATCGCCTCCCCGTTCGCCCACCGCACCTGCGCCACCGTCAAATTGATGAGAGGGCCTCTGTGAAAAGACGCATCCGCCGCATCGCTCGTGCTCGACCATCCCAACCGCTTGGCGTTCTGGGAATTGAGAATAAACCTCACCGCCCAATCCCGCCGACGAGCGTCATCATCCCTGAGGGCCTCGTGAAGCGTCGTCTGAGCCTCATCCGCCAATTGCGCCGCCATCTCAACAATGACCGCCCGAGCCCGCGAGGAACGCTCAATGAACTTGCGAAGAATCAGAGCGCCAACCTTGAGGCGATCCGCGGCAACCTTCACGTTGCCCTCAGACTGTACGAGAGCCGCGCAAACCTCCTCAATCGTCAGAGGCTGATCCTCAGGACGCTGAAACCACGGATAAGCCGGAAGCATCACTTTAACTCCTAACCACAACCCATTGAATTTCAGATTTGGCCGATTTTCTCCCCATGTTCCTCCAATGTTCCACATTTTTCAATCCTGCCCAAATCCGAAAATATCAATGATTTCAGTCAAGATTACCGCTTCGGATAGGTAGTACAGTTTTGGAGAGTCCAAGCCGGGAAGGGACTGCGCCGGGGCCCCCTTGGCAGAAATTCTTAGGGGGGGGTCTGAAAAGCCGCAGCTATGCGAGGCCGGACTCGACTTGCCTGGTATGGTGCCTATTACAAGCACAGCATCTTACTGCTAAGCCATTGATTTAGCTGCATGTTATGGCTGAGCATGCCGCGTAGTCCCACATTCAGTCCCACATAATAATCGATGCAATCCTTGATTGCATGCGCTATACGCATATCGACAGATGTTATGACTGCGCCTCTTTATTATCATCGTCAACACTCTTGATAAACACTCGACAAGACTTATATCCGTATGGTTACAAGAGGATGCAAACCATGTCTGAATTCGCAACCGATAGCATACCATTCCGCTTCGAAGACCTGAACGGCGAGCCCGAGCCCGAATCTTGGGGTCCGGTCTACGATATCAAGCGCAAACGCGGCCAAAGCGTTAGCGACGCGGTGCGCGAAGCGCAAGCCAAAGTCTGGAAGCGCGATCCGGTCTTCCACTCCAACTGCGCCTCGGGCCAGGCGTTCGAATTCAGCTCGAGCAAGCATAGAGCTCGCATGAAAGCCGAGTTTACCGCGCTTTGCAACGCCGAGCGCCGCGGCCTATGCGCGGGCGATGGCTGAGAAGCGGGCGCGCAAGCCGCACTACGTGCTGCGCGCCGGCGAGTGGCGGCTCAAAGAGGCGGCGTAAGCCACAGGCCGATCGCGTCCAACGCTCGGGACCACGCGTTTTTTTTCGCGCGGCTCGCTTGACAGGCGAGGGCCTCCGGCCAGAATCAGGTTCAGGCGTTTTGAGCTTGCTCCGCCTTGCCAAAGCTTACGGGTTAAGCTAAGCAAAAACCGTACAGTTGCTGATAGACCCCTCCAACCTATGCGCGTGCCTTTTTGCATGTTTTACATACTCCATTTTCCTTAAGTTGTACCTTTGAAAACATCGTTTTCTCTCGCGCATAGACTTTTAGGGTCTATTTCCTACTGGACTACCTTTGCAAAGCATAACCTGTTTGCTTGTGGGTGAAAAATGGAAAATCCTCTCGCTGAAATGCTAAAAGGTCTGCATTCCGGAAAACACAGGAAGCTTTCGTTTGAGGAGCAATGTGCGTTTCACATTGCATTAAAGCTTGGTGTTCCACCACTGGCGGTTGCATCCGCCGCTGGCGTCTCGCCAATAGCGGTATCACATCTGGCGCGCGCGGGATCTTACCTCGGCGGCGAGATTCGCTATCGCGCCGTGGCTCGCGAATACGAAACTCTCGGCCACGAAAACTTTATCCACCGCTATCTGACCCCTCCCATCCGCGAGCGGCTCGCGCAGGCCATCGACGCCTACAAGCGGCGCAAGCGCAATCCAGACCGCAACCCAAAAGGCTTCAACCCTCTCGCCAACCGCTATTGCGGGCGCCACGAATGGCGGGAAACCTCGCTCGGCCTGCACTCAATCTTTCAAATCGAACTCGTTCCCGACCGCCAGGGCTATCTCTGGCGCAACCTCAAACCCTTTCAGGGCCTGGCGGAGATCGCCGGCGACCAGGTGAGCTACGATCCAGCCGCCCAACTGAACGGCGATCCTTCGCGCGGACCCGAGCGCGGCCCATCAGCCCTGGGATTCGCCACGTCGAAGGACTGCTTCTCCCACATCAAGCGGCGTTTCAACCCAACCGCCAAGCAACTTGCGGAGAGCGAAGCATGACTCGCCGTTACTGGGACTGTCCGGATCATCGCATTGGCATGGTTCGACCAAACAAAGGTTCAACCAAGCCGCCCAAGGCTCCGCTGTTGACTCGGCGCACTCGAGCTTTGGCCGAGAACGAGCGTCTGCTCCGACAAGCTGAGCGGGAACGAAACCAAGAACAGGTATCCGAGCGTCGCGCCCGCGTCGAAGCGGAGATCAAACTCATGCTGGCGGAACGGGAAAAATCCCCGAAATAATAATCTCCACCCACTTGCAATCCACTCGTTAAGCCCTATCTTATAAACACGCAACGCAACTGAAACGGAACAGCGCAAATGACCTTCAAGCTCAATATCGACTGCGACAACGACGCCTTTTACGGCGAGCAAAAACATGCCGAGCTCGCCCGCATCCTGCGCGAGATTGCTGACCGCCTGGAGGAATACGGCGGTCTGACCGGGACTGTCGTCCGCGACATCAACGGCAACACGGTCGGCAACGCCGTCTTCAAATAATCGGCCGCAACGCCAGGCGTCACCCTCTCAGGACGGGCGAGAGGACAACGGAGAACAACGCAAATGACCGCCCCGCTTCGTTCGCACGCCTCCGTGCGCTCATACTACTTCCGCGAGCGCCTGGCGGGAATCTATCCCTCCGCGCTCGACCATTACGCGCTCTCGGATTTCCGCTCCTTGTGGCGTGAAGCCAATTGCCGCGCGCTGACCTGGCGCCAAGCCGCCACAACCATCTGGAATCCCCAAACCCAAAACTGGGAGCAGGCGCAATGAAAATACATCCCCTCGCCGTCATCCTTCAATGCCTGATTTGCCTGTTTGTCATTTTGTGGCTTATCGGAGCGTGCAATGGAAATACTGCGATGACCGTGATTATTGTCTGCTGTATTCCAGGGTTTATTATCGGATTTATTCGCGGAGCCTTGCGATGACCGATTGGATGACCAACTACAGCCGCCGCGTCAACGCCGAGCGCCTCGCGCGCCAGGCGCCGGAAGTCAAAAAACTCGCCGAGGAGATCGGCGAAGAGCTCAAGTCGATCGAGCAATATCTCTATTGGGCGATCGATCCCGACGAGAAAGACAGCGGTCAATATTTCTGCCGGACTTTGATCGAGCACGCCCACGCGCTCGTTGACCTGGGGCACGAATATCACGCCGCGCTGAAAGCCAACCCGCCGCCGCTGAAAACGGAGGAAAACGAGGAAGAGTCCACTTGACGCTCGCTCGACAAACACTCATATAGGCAATCGAGCGCAACCAACCGATGCGTTCGAGGCCAATCAAGGAGACAACGCAATGACCAATCAAGCCACGATAGAGGACCTAGTCAAATCGCAAGACGCCGCCATGCGAGTCACCGCGCGCGCGCTGATCAAGCATCACAACAACAACATCGAGGACTTTATCGAGATTCTCGGATGGGAGCTTTCGAAGCATGCCGATGATTTTGCGCGGCGCACCGGCGACTACGATCGCGCTTCCAAGCTCAACATCATCGCCGACCACTTGATGAAGCTTGACGACGCGATCGACAATTACGACGGCGCTCCGTTGGAGTGATGACGATGACCTACGATGATTGGAAGACCGAGACTCCTGAAGACGAGGCCTATCGCCTTTCCCGCTTTTGGCGCAATCGCAGCGGCTGGCGCGATTACCGCGACGCCGATCGTTGTTGGAATTGCCGCCAGGAATGGAAGCCAGCGCCCGACGACGAAATGCGTTGCGCCTATTGCGACGAATACGCCGATGACGCGCCGCCCGAGCGCGATCCCGACGACGCGCGCGACGACCGCATGGATAGGGATTAGCGGCCTTGCAAGCCACTCGCTATGGGCTATGTGAGCGCTACGGAGTCGAAGACAACATGAACATTGCACTTGACGAGGACGCGCTCGCCGGCCTCAAGACAACGTCGCGCGAAAGCAAGCTCTCGATCGCGGAGCGAATCGCCGTCTACGCTTTCCATCTCAAAGGCGTGCCGGCCAAGCTGATCGCCCGCACTTTTGGCGTGCGGCCAAACGCCGTTTACTACATCACCAATTGGATCCATACCGCCGCGCATGAGAACGTGAAAAACGCCTTTGAACAAATGGGCGAGGAAAAGGTCTGGGCCGAAATCGTCACCCAAGCGCAAATCGAATCCATCAACGACGGAATGCACAAACTCCTACAAGGAAAACCGCTCAATGACCGCCGATATAGCCGGAACCTTAGCCGTGGCTCTCGCCCTAGACGAGCCAGAGCAACTGATAGCGTACCTGAAGCAGCAAGTGATGATTCGAGCGGAGGCGGTGACGCCGCTTGACGTTCACCTGGCCAACAAATGGGAGGCGGTTGCGGAAGGCCTGGCCGAGATTGAGACAAGCCTAAGCGATGTCAAACGATCGCCATCAGCCGCCTGACGTCAGCATCAGCAGCGGCCCCGATGGCTGTGTTCACGTCAGCATCAGCGCGCCGCTCGTCCTCTCGCCTAAGCAGGCGTTCGAGCTCGCCTCCCAATTGATGGAGCACGCCAAGCTCGCCAAAGCGGCCAAGGCTCGTGAAACGCCGCAAGTCTGATTACCACGCATACTATCACGAGCGCTGCCGCAAGCTGGCGCCGCGCACCATCGATTGGCCAAACCACGCCTACGAAGACGTGCTTGCTCTTTTGATGGCGGACTATCCTGAAAAGACGGAGGCGCAGTGCGTCATCGCGCTCGCCAATATGGAATTATATGCGCCGCTTGTGGGGCCGCGAGCGTGAAAGTTCTGGTCGCGTGCGAATTCAGCGGCGTTGTTCGCGAAGCGTTTCGGGCCCGCGGCCACGACGCTGTAAGCTGCGATCTTCTGCCCGCCGAGGACGACAGTCCGAATCATATCATCGATGACGCAAGGTCATTGAGAATCCGGTCATGCATGGTCACGCTGCGCATCTGATCGGGCATCGGGCGAGCCAGTTCGTCCAGCCTCAATGGCGTTGCAGACGCGATGGCGGCGCAGTGGGGCCGCGAGGATAGCGGGGATAAGCCTCAATCGTGATTTGATGAAGTCGATGGGCGGAGCGCATCTTGCCCAACGCTAAGCGCGATGCGCTCCCAAAACCCGCGCCCGCGCGAGGAACAGGTCTTGCCCCGCAATCCTAAGACTCCTCCGCCGCATCTGCAACCCGTGGACGAGAAAGATTGGACGCTCGATATTCCCGAGGCGCAAAAGCCGCCGATCATGGAACAGCGGGACTACACCAGGATCGCCTGGCGCCAGCTCGGCTCAGCCGTTCATTACTGCCTGCCGCGCGGCGACAAGGGAATCGACGAGGACGAGGGCGAAGAGCTTCACATAACCGATCCCGATCTTGCGGAATGGCGCCAGAGGGTCAATCGGCAAAAGCTCAACGCCGCCATCTTCCTTCAGCAGGGCGTGGTCGATGTCGCCTTCTTTGGGCCCGATCAGACGCTCAACGAATGCTTCTTTCAGGCGTGCGCCAAAGTCGGAATCGCGCCTCGCTTCGCGATAGGCCGGCGATCGAAGCCCTTCGCAACCTCGATCCTGTTCAAGCTCCGCGACGACGAAGCCAAGCGGCTTGACGACGAATATTCATCCTTTAAGCCGAAGGCCTTCACGCTGGGCGACGAGCGCCGCGGCGTCATCATCCGTTACGCGCCGCCGATCAGGCGCGGCTCTAAGTCGCATGTCACCACGACGTTGCTCCCAGGCTCGCTTCTCTGGACGCCGGATGGAAGCGCCTACGACTTGCTCGAGTGGCGCACGGAGGCCGGCACAGAGCTCGGCAAGCCGCAAAAGACCAGCATCCAGACGCTTGAATTTTTTCAGTTGGTGCGGGCCGCGGCGTTCGCCTCAATCCTCAGCGTGATTTCCGCCAAGACCTGGCAGACTCAAGTTGCACCGCGGGCCTTTGCCGAGTGGCTCGCCCGCGTCGTTCGTGACGGCGCAGCAATCAACGCCAATGTCATCTTTGCTAAAGCGGCCCGCGCTATCGTCGCTGACCCAAATCATGCCGAAGCTTTGATTGCGCTCATCTGCCAATATCGCTGCGCGCCCATTGACGTGGACGCCACGCGCGCATTCTGCCTCGAGACTTTCCAATTCGCGCGCAAGCGACTCGAGGCCGATCCAGCAAGGCTCGACGTCGCCGGCTGGGCCAGCATCGCTCGGATCTTTGGCGAAGAGACGCAAAAGGCTTTCCGCGCTCTTCTCAATGTCGGCGCTGATTCGACGCTTCTCGAGGATTTCGCGGAGCGGTATCTCTTCCATTTGAATCGCAGCGCATTCATCGACCGCCAGGCTTTCAAGGAGGGACAAGCCACCTTTGTTTTCGCGAAGGACGATTTGATTCTGCGCCACGCGCCCAATCAGATTCAGACCAAAAAGAAGGCGGTCGAGGCGTTCCCAATCTTCGTTAAATCGCAGCTTCGCCAAGACGTAACCGATGTTGAGACTCATCCAGACCATCTCCCCGGCTCGATCATTCGCGTGACCCGCGAGGGCGCAACGATCCCCGACAACGATTACGCGCCCGAGCATAGCCGTCTGATTTTCAATGAATGGCGCGGCCTTTACGTTCGACCAGCGAAGACGATCGACGCTGCGCTGCGCGCCGAATGCGCCGAGAAGTTAGACCACATGTTGAGCTTGGTCACCAATCGACATAATGGGCGAGCCGATTGGATCAAGGCTCATTTGGGCTGGACGCTGAAGAACCCAGGCAAAAAACAGCAGGTCGCCTTGGTTTGCACAGGCGATCAGGGAACCGGCAAGACCTTCTTGTGCACAACCTTCGCGCAAGCGGTGTTTGGCCGGTACGCCGACACCGCCAGCGTCAGAGCGCTTGACGGCCAGTTTTATATCGCCGGCTATCTCGGCAAGCTGTGGGTCAGCCACGACGAGTTTGTCTCGAGCTTCGACAACGCCGAGATTCTCAAGACGTTGATCCGCGGCTCACGCGTTTCGGGCGAGATCAAGGGGCGCGATACAGCGACCTACACCATCTTTGCTCGCCTGGCCTTCACTTCGAATGAGGCGAATCCCGGCATCAGCCGCGGTCGAGACGATCGAGGCTTGTTTCAGGTGACGTCGATTTCGGCGCAGAGCGAAGGGCTCTTGCCTGGCGAGTTTCACGACAGGATGAAAAAGGAAGTTGCGCCGTTCTATGAGGCTTACGACGCCTTTCTGCAGCGCGACGCCGTGCGCCAGGCCTATGTCAGCATGTTGATCGACTGCGCGCCAGAGAAGATCGCTGAAGTTGAGGATTTGACGTTCTCGGCCATGCGCGACGAGGACGTGGCGCGCTCGCACCTGACCAACGCGCAATTGGTCGCGCGCATTATCCTCGAGAGCGGCACGATCCACGGCGGGCACGACATTGCGATGCCCTTCCGAGATTCTGAGATCTTCAATCGCGTTCAGAGCGTGACCAAGGACATGGGAATCCGCGGAATGCGGCCGATGGCGGTTCTTGATGAGTTTTTCAACGCCGGCATCCTGGGCCGCATGAGCGACGGCGCATATTTGTTCAAGTGGAAGATCGCCGGACTCCAACGCCTTTACGGAATCTATCTAGGCGTCAAGTTGCACTCGCAGCATCCGCTCGAGCCGAACGACGATCGAGAGAACGACTACCAATTGGGAGACGCAATGGAGCCGTGGAAGGGGCGCAAGAGCGACGACGGCGGCTATCGGGACAGCGATGAATATGAGGGCGTCAAATGGTGAGGCAGGGCGCCGATCGCGGCCCACTGAAGGAACGCGAACATGACCTTTACGAAACGCACGCATGCGCCACGCGCGCTCTGATCCGCACCGGATGCCTGAACCAGTTTCGTGTGCTCTATGAGCCATGCGCAGGCCGTGGCGCGATTTCTCGCGAGCTCAAGGCCGGCGGCTGGCGCGTCATCTCGTGCGATTTGATGGCATACGAAGGCCGCGACGACGACATTCAGACGGGAGTCGACTTCTTCAAGTCATTCCAGGTCATGTATCTTCAAGCGATCGTTTCAAATCCGCCGTTCCGCCAGGCCGATGATTTCATCCGGCACGGGATTCGGCTCGGGTTGCCGGTGATCGTGCTTTTGCGGCTGATGGCGCTCGAGGGCGCCGGCCGCGCCGACATCCTCCAGCATCTGCATCACGTATACGTCGGCATTGAGCGTTTGCCGAAATTTCAGCGCGACAACTGGAAGGGGAATAGGCTGAAGACGGAAACCGCGCCTTTCGCCTGGTTCGTCTTTTTGCCGTTAAAAAGACAAGGTGACACGTTCACCGTTTCCCGTGTAAGCTGGCGTGAGGAGGTCAAAGATGGGTCTGATCTCGAGCCTGGCCTTAGCTCATATCCTCCTTCTACGACGGGACTTTTCTACGCCGCATCTCAAGGAGACGATCAATGACCACGACAGCTTCCGCCTACGCCGCCAATCTCAAGCAGTTTAAGGGCGAAGTCGCCTTCGCGATCGCCGCCGGCAAGGTTTACGGCCGCACCAAGATGTCGACCGACATCAGCGCGATCGTCGCCGCGCTCGCCACCGACACGACCAAGCACGACAAAACGATGGAAGCCGCGCCGGTTGCGCTGCGCATCGGCAACGACAAATCGGGATTCACCAACCGGGTCCTCCACGCGGTCAATAAGGGCAAGGGCGAGAACCTGACGACGACCGACATGCACGATGCGCTGAACACGGCGCTCGCGGCCGTGGTCAAGCCGGTCAACGTCGACGTGCCCCATGTGTCAGGAACCGGCGCCGTTGGGCAAACGCTTTCCAGCACGGTGGGCATTTGGAGCTTTGTGCCGACGAGCTATTCCTATGCCTGGCAGCGCGCCGGCGTGGCGATCGCAGGCGCGACTCTCTCGTCCTACACGCTCGTCGCCGCCGACAGCGGCAACGCGATCGGCTGCATTGTGACGGCGACCAATAGCGCCGGCTCGACCGCGGCCCCGATCTCAAACACGATTCTATGCGCGTGAGGCGAACATGCCGAAGATTCTCGAGGACGCCGTCAAGCGGATCAAGGCAAAGGGCCACTCGATCTCGAGCGCCTACGCCATCGCGACAAGCGCGCTGCAGAAAAGCGGAAGCCTGAAGAAGGGACATAACACCGCGACCAAGAAAGGAATCGCGCGCGGAAACATGAGCCGCGCCCAGAGGCATAAGACCGCGCCGTGAGTGCGATACGCCAGCAATCAAGAGCCCGCGGGCTGGCGCTATTTTTTCTGGCGATGACGTCAACGAATCCCGCGGCCGCGAAATGCCACCTATTCTCGGTTTGGCATTACCCCAAGCCGCAAAGGTGCTTTACAGCGCTCGCCTACTCTTTTCGGCATGAAACACGCTTCGTTCCAAAGAGCGAATCGGAACCGAAACACGAACAGATTGGGATTCCCGTTATACTCTTGCCATTCGAACCCGCTCCGGAAGGGGATGAACACATGCGCGGCATTGCGAAATTGCGCGCTTTGATGGATGCTCGCTGAGCCGCACTCGATTGGAGTCTCTCAATGGCGCAAGCCCCGCAACCGCCAAACCGGCCCGCACCAGGGCCAGCGAAGCCGCCGCTTCGCGATCCCGCTGAAGGCAAGCCGCCGGCGATCGGCGGAGGTCATCTCGCCAAGCAAGGCGAAGAGATCAATCCTGGCGCCGGCTATGCGCGGCCGATCGGCGTCAAAGGCGAGCCCATCGAAGACGGCGAGCGCGATCCCGATACTGTCGCGGAAGAGCAGCGCCGGCGCTCGGCCGAGATCGAGGCGATGGGCGTCGAGGCTTACAAGGACTCGATCGACGAGCGTACTCCTGAACAGAGATCGGAGCACGCGGCGGTCGAAGGCGCGCGTCGGGTTGAGCATCACGCCGAAGGCAAGAAGTAATGGCTGTTTTCGCGCCTAGCGACAGCCCCCCAACGGGCGGCGACCAGAACGGGTTTATGTCCTGGCTCAACAATCTTCCGGCCGCGACGCAAGCAGCTATCATGCGGACGATGAACTTCACCAATCCGATTTCGCCCGCGGCGGCGGACACCCTTACCCAAGCTCAGAATCCGCTTAACAATCCATCGCCGGTTCCGGCCGCGCTCTCTGGCGGCGGTCCTCCGGTGCCTGATTCGCTCGTCGGGCATGGCGACGGTCCTCCGTCTCCTCTGCCACCTGTCATTAGCGCGCCGCCTCTTGTTGGCGGCGGCGGCGGCTCTTCGGGCGGCGGCGGTGCAAGCAGGCAAGTTCAGATGGGCCCGGAAGGACCGGCGGCTTCGCCTGTCAGCATTCCGATCGGCGGCGGTCCAGGCAACACAATGGAAGCGCCTACCGGCACAGCAGCCCCTGTGCGGCCGGTTCGCGTGGCGCGCATCCATCCAGCGGCCCGCATCCACCCAGCGGCGATTGCCCAGGCCCAGACAGCGCTCGCGCCAGGCGGCGGGGGCTACTACAGTCCTACGACCGGCAACGCGCGCGGCGCCACCTGGGCGCCATACACGGATCCCAACGATCCGCGCATTTTCCGCGGCGGCCCGTTGGCGCGTCCAGTCTAGGGGTTGACAAAATAGGGTTCGTCTCGTACCTGTTCGCTTAGCGATTCCAAAGAACGGAATCTGCAAAGCAAAGGTGCATCATGAAACCCGAAACCGAAGCCGCGTGCCAATTCGCGCTCTCCGCGCTCGCCAAAGCCAGCGCTTGCTTGGCCGGCGAAGCCAAAGATGTCATCTCCTCCAACGATCCCGCGGAATTTGTCCGCTTTTACGCGGACATGCGTGAGCAAGCCGAATCGCTGCGCGAGTCAGTCGCCGTCTTCTCCAAGCTTGAACAGAACTTTTCTTACGAGCAGATCCCGCTCTCCTTCGATCGCGCCGGAATCCAGAATGTTCGCGTCACCGGCTATGGGCTCGTCGGTCTGACCCGCCGATGGTCATGCAGCTTTCTTGACGGCAAGAAGGAAGAGGGATTCGCCTACCTTCGCGATCACGGCCAGGGCGGCATGATCATCGAAACCGTTCCGGCGCCGACTTTGGGCGCCTGGGCGCACGCCGTCACAGATGAGACGGGAATCGAGCCGCCGGACGACATTTTCAAGACTTCCGTCGCGCGCTCGGTATCGCTCCGGAGGTCGAAGTGAGCCGTGAAAAGCATATCGCGTCGTGCAAAAGACGCGCCCTCAAAGACCTCGATGCTGGCGATCTCATAAAGACCGTCATCTCGATGATCAGCAATATGCAAATCCTCAGTGTTTCCGAAGTTGACGCGGATCAAATGCTGATCGGATTGAAAGCAGCTGTGGAAGGCGACACGCATACAGTGCGCCGCTGGATCGAGGGCTTCCGGTGAACCCCTCCAAGCCCCGCTACACCGTCAGAGAAGGCAAAATGGTCATGGCTCAAGATATCGCGCCGGCGAGCAGATTTGCTCTCCCCGCGCATCTACAAGGCAAGCCGAAAACCGCCAATTGGGGCGACATTGACCCGAGGCAACGCATGCTGCCGCGCATCAAACTCCTCCAGGCATCCAATCCCGAAATCGTCGACTATCCGGGCGAAGCGAAACCGGGCGAATTCTGGCACACGACGCTAACTCAGAGCCTGGGTCCGGAGATTCTCGCGGTGCCGATCGTGCGCCGCCAGAGCTACACACTGTGGGCCCCGCGCACGCCGGGCGAAACGCGTGGGATTCTCGCTCGCGCGCGGGACTATCTTCATTGGGATCCGCCAGAAGGCGAATTTCATATTCGTTTCCCGATGAATCCAAAGACTTACACCTGGAAGCTCGCGCGCACCGTGCGGGAATCCGGCCTGGCGGAATTTGGCTCAAGCCGCGACGACGATCCTAAGTCGCCGCCCGCAGCTACGCTCACGTTTGAGGTTTTGTGGTTTCTCCCCGAATGGAACACGCTCGCGCTGACCATGAACACGCGCTCGGGCGTCAAAGAAGCGAGGAAGTTATTCGCGAGCGTTGATGCAAAGCCTGTCAATCCATTCGATCAACGATACAAGATTTGCTCTGTTCGCGAGCAAGGTCCGCAGGGCGAAGTTTACTACGGCTACAAATATCGCTCAGACGGATATTGCGACGAAGCTCTCTCAGCGATTACCGAACCATTGTTTGCACAGTGGCGCGATGTCGCCTTTGCAAGTGCTGACGAGACAGAAGACGAAGAGTCGTTGCGACCTCCGATTCAACGTGAGTCACCGGCGCCAGCAACCAGAGGCGAAGCAAAGGTTATTGATGACGAAGATCCGATCCCGTTTTGAGTGACGACCGAGAACGGCAATTGAGGATTGAATTGATGACTACACAAGTCGACCTCTACCGTAAGCAGGCGCGTTGGGAGACTCTGAAGGCGCTCGCAGTGCTGGCAAGCGCAGTAACGGCTATGGCGGCGCTCATCCTCACCGTCGCGCATTTCATCAAATGATGATCGTCGAGGTTCCCGCTCGTCCGACGCGCGAGAAACTCGCGAAGATCATTGCGCTTGCCGACGATCAGCGGGCGGACGGCAACATGCGCCGAACGGCTAAGCGCATTCTTGCTCGCTACGCCAAGCATTTCCCCGACATGGTGAAACGCAAAGATGATTCACGCCAAGATCGATGAGGACCGTTTTCTCGACCTGGTTAGCCATGCGCCGCTGATCGCCTTCCAGAAGCTCGAATACGGCTATGCGATGGCGGCGCCAGGCGAAGCATATTACGCGCCGCTGAAGCACCCTGGCGGCGGCAATCTCCCCGACGACTTTGAGCCATTTCTGGGAGGACGCTTCCTTACGCGCATGTCGAGGCCGGCGCTCCGAACGCTTCGCCCGACCGCCAAGCCGATCCCCACCGAGGCGCTCGCCAATTACCTGCGCGCCGCCTTCTTCGCTGGGCCAGAGCCGATGAGCGAGTACCAGAAAGCCGCCGGCGATCATCCCACGGTCGTGGAGTCCGAGTGCCAGATTGTCATCTTGGCGATCGAGGAGAACGAGCGTCCGGATCTCCGAGAGGCGCTGAAGTCGCTCAAGCGCGATGCGATGAGCGATGCGCTCGACCTGGTGATTGAGCACGCCGAGCAGGCGCGCGAGTTCTGCGAGGTTGGCGACGACAAGCCGATGCAGATCCGGCTGCACCTGATGCAGTCGGTCCAAGCGATGAAGACCTGTCTCGAGATGCTGCTGAAGCCATGACGCGCGCCGCCGCTCTCAAGGTGCGCTGCCCCGATTGCGGAGCCGAACCAGGCTTTGCTTGCCGAGGCGCGCGCAAGCCGCGCCAACCGCGTGTGTCGGTTCATCGCGAGCGATGGAATCTCGCGAGGAAACTGCAGCCATGACGCTCGTCGAGTTTCTCGCCCGCTGCCTGGCGGCGCGCAAAATGTCCCTGATCAAGGACAAGCGCGGAGTACGGTTGTCCGACGAGCTCTGGATGCAAGCGATTCCAGAAGCCGAGTTCGTCCTCGAGACAATCCATCAATACGAACTCCACGAAATTGTTCGCCAGTTTCACGAAAGCGAGGAAGGCGAGTGACCAACGATCCGCCAAAGATTGAGAAAAGAGTTCCCATTCCAGAGCGGATCGTGGCGCCGGGATATCCATTCGATCAAATGGAGGTTGGCGATAGTTTTTCCGTTCCGATCAAACAGTTGAACAGCGCTCGCGCGAGTATGCATTATGAGCACCGCAAAAACGATGGAAGGCGATTTATATCTCGAACAAATAGCAAAGCCGCCCGCTTTTGGCGCGTGAAATGATTTCGATGAATCTAGAAAGCAAGCTCAAGGCTAACCTGGTCACCGAGTGCAAGAAGTTGGGCGCTTATGCGCGTCGGCATGAAGATAGGTATGCGCTCGGGCTTCTCGATCTCTCGATCAAGTTTCCCGGTCATCCGCACTTGCTCGCAGAAGCCAAGATCGTTGAGCATCAATTATTCCAGCCAACAGGGCGTCAGTACCAAGAAGGCAAGCAATACACCGCGGCCGGCGGACTCTGTTGCCTGATCGGTTTCGATAAGCAGACCAAGGTAATGTTCATTCATCCTTGGGCAGCAAAGGCAATGAAGGCAGATTCCTTCCCCCCTGGCGGCGGCTACAAGTCGCACGCCGAAACCTTGCGAGATTGGCTGCGATGGGTAACGACAAAATGAGCTTTGCCGGCATTGCCCAGGCGATGAAGCA